ATATCTAAATGTAATATCTACATCTTGAACATCATTTAAAAAGTCCTTTTGTTGTTGTTCTGTCATTCTAAAAAACATCCATCCATTTTCTTTGTTTCTAATGACCATCCAAAGCATTTTAATAAATAAAAATTTCTGTTTCATTCTATTCTGATTTAAAGGTTAAAAAATATAACGGATTGTATTCCAAGGTATTATCTCATCATGCATTTTAACAAACTGTTTGATATAATCAGCTTTTCTATTGTGCTCATACCTAAGATTCTTTCCACCATACTGTGATACTTTTCCTTCCTGTATTTTAGGTACCCATAATAGTTCTTCTCCTGGAAGTTTATTAGCTAGATTATACTTATGTTTCTCTTCATTATGAGTTAAGAAAATTACTTCAGCTTTTACATTATCAGTATTCCATTTATTAAAAGTAGAATGTCTGTTGATTATATAAAACAAAAACTCATACTCTACAAGCCAATTATCATGAACTATTACTGGACTAAAATTTAAGTGAACTTCATATCCTGCTCTTAAAAACAAGTATACAGCATTTAATCTTTCATCAAGAGAACTTGTATTAGGTTCAAGAACTTTTCTCCATATCTCAGGCATAAGACTAAATCTTACTCTAATCTTACCTTCTGGATTAAACTTCAATAAATCATGATTTACATACTTTGTAGCAAATGAACCCATAGCAAGTGGATGATCTCTAAAGAAAGCAAATATCTTCTCCCATTCATGATATTTAGCATGCAGAGCAAAGTCTTCATTACAAGATATATCATAAGTAATATACTCTCCTGTTTGATTAGGTTTTTCTACTGTAGAAAAATAAGCATGTGAATTAATCTCTGTCAGGATATCCATAGTATTTGTAGCTACAGATAATCCTTCCGGCTTATGTCTCTTCATATAACAATAAGAACAGTTATACAAACAACCATGACCAAAGGAGGGACTGATAAAATCAGTACTCCTCCCACTTGGTCTAATTATCATAGATTTTCTGGTAACTTTCTCAACTATCATTTTAAATATATGAATAGATGACATATAAAATTTCAGGATGAAAATGTGCAAAAAATAAAAATGCAATAGTTGCCATTGATAATGCTGAATCTAATCTTTTAAACTGTACCATTGTCTCCCAATATTTTCTTCTTTTTAGATACCTATTTATTGGACTTTGTATGATGGATAAAAGAAATATAATTAAATAAACATACCATAATTCACTAATAGCCATTCCTAATATTAGGAATATTACATAAATTAATGAGAAACAGCCTAATCCAAATTTAATTGTTTTGTCATCTTCTTCACTGTGTTTTGTTTTGTAAAGAACTCTTACATAACCTCTAGCTTTAATAAATATAACTAGTTCATAACAAAATGCTGTGCCCAACATAAGGGCTAAAATTACGTCTTTCATGATTTTTTGTTTTTTTGTTCTAAGTAATCAATAATAAAACCAATAGCAACTAGTATATTCATACCACAGGATGCTATTATTTCATGAATGTCCTCATATACTGAAGACATTAAATGTACATGACCCACCATCCAGAATGGTACAGATAAGTTTTGACTTATCCATACCACTAAATATTTTAGAAAGTGTTTCATTTAATCACCTTCTTCATTATTCAATCTCTTTTTCTTGTCTGGCTTCTCCGTAGTGGGATGAGAATTTTTTCTTAGACTGTTCCACCTTACTAATCTCTCCTGAATTTTCTGATTCAACACTGATTGCTCTAATTTCCTTTTGTTTTCTTTCATACTCTTTCCATTCATAGATTTCTAATTCTTTCATTCTAGCAACATCTGCTATAGTCATGCCTTCAGGTATACCACCATTGGCTTCAATAATTTCTATACAAACTTCTTTCATTCTTCCCATAACTTCAAACTTTTTTCTAAAAATAATTTGATTGTAACTCTAACATCTTTATGCCCTAAAATAGATCCTGCTGCTTTTAGTTTATTATATGTTCTTGTTGACATATCCAATTGAACTCTCTTAAGTCTATTTGAAATAGATTTAGGTTCAAAAACATCAAAATCATAAGGGAACATCTGAGCATACACATAAACATTTTGTTTGTATGCCTTATCAGTGTGATATTGTAATGCTAACTTTTTGTTATAATTAATTCTATCCCTTTTAATTTTTATTGTTGCAGCAATACCATGTTCTGTCATCATAAATTTATAAGCCAGAACAGCAATGAGATAACTTCTTTGATCAACAAGAATTCTTTTTCTACTTTTACTAATTAAAGGCATAAGAGCTTTTAGCACATCCTCTTTAGTGTAATCTTCCATAAATTAAATAAAAAAAGGAAAGAGTAATCCTTTAAATTCTGCTACAAAGGGTCCTATAAATATTGTACTTATAAACCCATGACTTTGAGACCATAAGTACCAAAACCATAACATACAAATATGGGCTATAATCATATATAGCCATATTAAAATTGGTACTATATCTTTCATATGTTTATTAAATCTGCTTCATCAGCATAAACCATTTGCTCACCCTTCATTTCTACTATGCCTTTAACAATAGCAAATCTTTCTGCAGCATATGATTCATATGGAAAAGATTTAGATGAAAGTTGTAGCTCTTCTAATAAATAACCATATTTACCTGGCTGTAATCCAAGAGGTATAACCTCTTTTACATTATAAATTTGGCCTTCTTTTACCCATTCTTCAATAGATACTTTGTTAGGTTTATTCTTGTCGTTTATACAAATTACCTTCATATTCTACAATATCTGTTTTAATATCTAATTCTTCTAGGTTGTTTTTAATTTCAAACATTTCCAAGAAGTCTCCAGATTTAATATCACAATAACCTTTATCATGAGCTATTAAAGCACATTGTTCAGCCTGAAGTGGTTCATGCCTACAATATCTTATTAGACTAGCTACAATATATAAAAAGTCATGTATATCATCATTATACAATCTAAGCTTATGTGTTGTAATTGTTTCCATATATTAAATATACAAAATTATGGGAGCTTTACACCATAGTCTTTCCAAATAATTTTAGAGTCATCAAAGTTCTCAAGAGCTTCTTTGACCCATTTTTCATCTATTGAATCCATATAACATAGTATGTGGACAATAGCTTTATCATCTGGATTTAACCGCAGTAACCTACCAATTCTCTGTGCAGCTTTTCTCTCATTACCATATGCATGCATAATAATACCTTGTTTAAGATTAGGTATATTAACACCCTCATTTAACTGAGCTACACATGATAATTGTAATATTTCACCATTTTTAAATAGATCAAGATTTTCTGCAGAATTTGGATTTGTACTGTGATAACTATGACTACACAATCTATCAGCTTGTTCTTGAGTATTAGCAAATACAATACACTTACTTGAAATACTTTTTAAAAGTATTTTAGTATATTCTTCTTTACTTCTATACTCTTGTAAAGCTTTCATTCTCATAACTCTTACAATATGAGAATTAGATTTAGTTGTTTCTATTCTGTGAGACCAATAATTATAATTTAGTTGTTCAGAACTTAAAAATGTACCACTGTTACTTTTTATAGGAAAATTCTTTCTTGTATCTAGTTTAATCTGGTGCACAACTATTTGGTAATCATTTAAGATATTGTTCTCTATTGCAGCATCAGTTACAAATGTATATTCAATAGGGCAAAATTCATCTACCATTTTTCCTTTCTCAGAATTTCTATACTTTGGTGGAGTACCTGTAAGCCCTAGTACAATACCATCAAAATTCTCAAGAAAATCTCTATGACTGTCTAGTAGACTATGACATTCATCTAGATATACAACATCATATTCTCTTGGATCATGTTTAGTCAGACTAAGATAAGTTGTGAATGTAACATTACTCAACATATAATCTAAATTAAACTTTACCGCATCATGGGTCCAACTACTAAATATTGAGGTTTTAGGTGCAACTACAAGTATATTCTTTAAAGGAGTATAATGTTGTTGCATATGTCTCAATCCTACTAATGTTTTACCTACACCTGTTGCAAGACCAAGACCACATCTTTTTTTCTTTTCTGAAACTTTTAAAGCTTCATTTTGGATATCTTCTCTTGTCATAAGTTTATTTTAAGTACTATTAGTTCTTCAGCTTTCTACTCCCAGCTCCGAGGAATTGTATATAACTTAGCCCATCTCACCGCTGTGTGGGAACTGAAGTTTACTAATAGCATTTTTGTTATAAGTTTATTTTAACCAATTCATAGTTCTAGCTTCTGAAGGATGTGCATGAATCCAATCATGACAATTTCTGCATACAGGCAACCAAGTACTCTGTACTAAATAAAAAGCTTCTCTATTACTACCTGCAAATGTGTGGTGTATATCAGTTGCACCATTAGTACAACCTGCTACTTTAACCATACAAAGATGATTTTCTGTTAGATACCTTTCTCTGAGTTTAAGATACTCTTGGTCTTTCTTTTTTCTTTTAGAAGAAACCAGAGGGATTTTATAATCAGTTGGTTTCTGTGAACTGTTATTATTAATGGCTTTTTGGCAACTCCAGCAATATTTACAGTATTTGAATCCCTCATGGTTTTTCCAGATGACTGTCTCTTTCTGACAGCCATCACAGATTTTAAGTTTCATAGTAGTTCTTCAGGAAACTCACCTTTTGACTTAGTTACGGCTGGAGTCTTTCCACTTCTTAATAAAGTTCTAAGACCATCCCAGAATCCAGTAGCTAAATAACAACTATGTACTACCACACCCTTTGGAATTACAATAAATCCAATTAAAGTTGTGTGATATCTATCTTCATTGTGTATCCAACTCATACCTGCATGATAATAATCATCTTTGGGTACATAAATAAGCCAATGAGTTTTTGTTTTCCAAATAACTCTTCCTTGTACGGTGTCTATGCTAGATCTATATCCAGGTTCCAGACCACCTCTTTTGTCATAAAATGTTGTCATACTTTTTGATTTTTAAGCTGAGGTAAACCTACCGGTGCTTCTTTTAAACTTAAAAAGTTTTTAGGTAGGATACCTTCAGTGATAAAGATACTAATAATTTGATCTTTTTCAATGTTTAAATCTTTAAAAGTTAAAGTATTTTTAAACTTCTCATCAGTTTGAGTCTCATTTAATAACATTTCAGTAAGTGTACTTTTAGGAAATAATGTCTTAAATAAGAAATTAGTGTATTGAATACTTAACTGTTGTTTAAATACATTTAATACTACTTGTGCTCTTTTATAGACATTTAAAATCCTCTGTTTTTTCTTACTACACATAGTAGCTAATTCTTCTTGACTAAGAGCATCCAGACCATAGAGTGCTCTCTTGTAGAGATAATTTTGATAAGATGAATACTTATCTTGCTCATATTGCATGTAGGTTTTCTTACCTTGCAATTGATAATTCATTAAATCCTGTTTTAACTTTTCCATTTTTACAATAATTTTAATAATAAAAAAAAGGGGACAATATTTCTATTATCCCCTGTACTATTCAATCTCCTAATTAGATAGCAAAATCTGTATTAGGTTTAATTGCTTGAGATTTGTTGTTTTGTATAGCATATGCAGCTCTTAACTCATCAACATTGTCATGTTTGATTAATACATCCTCAGCATTAGATGCTAAAGTATATTGAGTTTTACGGTAGATTGGACTACCTTCAAACTTACAAACAATACCTGTATCACCAGCAATTTTCAAGTCTTTCTCTGGTGTTTTCTCATTAAATGGAGTCAAAGACTCTTTAATAATGATTTTACCAGCTAGTTCTTGTCCTTTGTAGAAACCTTCTTCTTGTAATTCAGACAATACACCTGGAACCAAAGTAGAAACTACTTTTCTTCTTAAGAAACCATTGTCATCAATGACAGTTCTTGATTGTTCAACACGGATATAACCGTAGTTTTCATTGTTAGGTGATAAATTAATAACTGCACCTGTAGTAGCATCAGCTACAACTTTAACTTTTGAGTTCATCTTTAAAAGTTTAATAAATTAATAAATAAATTGATTTTTGAGTGGGTGTTTTACTATATCCTTAATTACTCATTTTAAGGTAAGTTGGTAATTTATATTGCGCACTATAAATTACATATCCAAATTGTCAGATAAATCAATGATATCATCAAATGGTTGATCATCTGATATAATATCATTAAGGTCTTCATCATCCTGTGAGAGGAAATCAAAGTCATAATACTTATCTCTGGTGTTTCTATCAACAGCAGAACCTGTAAATGGATCCCTAATGTGTTCACCATAGTCAATTGACATGAAGTATTGTACATCTTCATCTGTTAGATCAAGGTACTCTTCTATAGAGAGGTGAATTACTTTCCCATTAGGGAGTTGATATTGCATTACCGGCATAAATAAATATGCAGATAAATATAGAGCATTTATACTGAAGTCAATAGTTTAAACCAATAATATTTAGCACTATATAGCTAAACAAATAAAGAGGGGCACGAGACCCCTCTATATTTTGGTCAGGAAAAGTATATTCACAGAATACACTTCTTAAAATTCTTCAAGAATTTCTAATTCATTAACTCTGGCATATGTAGTATCTACCTTAACATTTCCCTTATCATCAACACCTGTATATTCTACATGATATTGTGAATACTCATGATAACCTCTGAAATCTTTAATAGTAACAATAATACAACCATCAGCATCAGCATACTTTTCTCTAGTAAGAGCTTTGTCCATACCATAGCCAATAGTACTTACGGGCATTCTGCACAAAGTACCAATAGGTATTATATCTGGTAGTTTGTTACCTAACATAAGTTTAAAGAAATAATCTACTGTCTGAGAACTACTACAAATAATAGGAGTAAATAATTTTATAAACTCTTCAGAATTAGAATCTTTAATAATTTTACTTAATGCTTTTGCTACATCAGTATCATCATAGTTTACAGATATTTTCATAACTAGTCATTTAGTTTTCTATATTCTCTAATCTTTATAAGTAGTTCCTCATTAAAATGAGTAAAGAAATTCCTATTAGGTATTCTTAGATTTAAATTAGACGGTGATTCATGAGGTATTGCTGAAGTTTTAACTCCAGATTTTATCAAGTCACCATCTTTATCCCTAATATCTGCCTTGAGGTTAAACCCCAAGACAGACTCAAATACAACTACATTATCCACGACCAAACATATCTTTAAGCATGTTATGTAATCTCTCATGGCTATTTCTCTTGTCAACCACCTTTTGTAACATTAATGTAGTCATAACAACTTCATTAGTATGTGTACATTCTTGAACTACTTTTACTAATGCAGTATGCATGTCATCACTTTCATCAAATGCTTTAACACATGTTGCAAGGAGTATCTTTACTCTTTCATCAGAAATACCTAAGTTTTGATGTAATAATTCTGCTTTCTCATCAATAATGAGTAGTTTATACTGACCATCAGTATTATAACCTTTTTTCTTTTTCTTGAACATTTTTCCTAACCAGTTCATAATTATAAATTTAAGTTAAACAATAAATAATAGTCCCAACAGGATTCAAACCTGTGACCTGAACTTGATGTATTGCATGCCCTAACAGGCTATCCTTTACATTTTCAGAGGTTCCGCTCTATCAACTGAGCTATGGGACTAACAATTTAATAAGAATCTTCAGCTTTACCAAGACTTAACCAGTCTGCATCTTCTAAAATCCAAATCTCATCAATAAAACCATCTTTCAATGTGTACATAGTATTCCAAAACTCTAGTACTATGACTTCATCCTTTCTTTTAGTTACATTTACTAAAACATCATTTGTAATTTCTATTACATTCTTGACAAACCTTTTCTCTGACCAAGTTAGATTGTTTGGTAATTTTTGAGAGTTACCAACTCCTGCAATCATAACTGCAATAATCATCATTAATTTTTTCATTTCTTTTTTTTATTTACTTTCAACATAAGCCCATACTAACATAGCACAAGCCACTACAATAAATCCATAGAACATCCATTTCATTGGTAACATTGTTTTTTCAAGTTCAATTGCTTCTTCAATACAAACTATCTCATGCTCAATTTCATTTCTTCTTTGCATATACAGTTCTGGACTAGGTTCAGCAAAATGTAACATATACAATTCATCAAGCCTTTCTTCTTTTCTCTTTTTTAATTTTTTAATTGACATCTTCAATAATTTTATAAATTATAATATTTTTATCTACTTGCTTCTTTAACTCATCATATAATGCTACTGCCTTTTTGTGAGGCATATTTACATCAATCTTAACACCTAGCATATTTGCAACTCCTGATAAAGTTAGTATGGCATCACTATGTAAATACTGTTTACTTATCATGTTTGTGCTATCAATATATTTTAGTGCCTTATTAGGATCATCAGCACATAGTAATAAGTCTTTAAATACTTTTACTGATTGATAAGCATTAGGTTTACCAAAGACTTTATGGAATAATTTAACATCAATGTCCATTTTTTTATATGGACTAGTTTTTAAATAAGCTTCTATAAATTCTATAGGATTGTTTATCTTACCATTCATCATTTTAGAAAACATAGTATTATTAACTAATGTCATCAGACTAGTATTTATTTTCTTTATTACCCATGGTGCTAAGTAGTTCATACAATCCATTTTCATTGCATATGGTAGTTTATTAAAATGATGACCAAACCAAATTTTGGTAGTCTTCTTCTTTCTATCATATGTTATACCATGGAGTGCCTTTCTTCTATAAAAGAATCTACCATTTTCAAACATTGGTATTCTTTCAACACTAGACCAATAGATATGAGTATCAGTTTCTTTCCTACTCTCATATGCAAAGCTATGTACTCTATTACTGTAGTAATATATTCTCTGCAATTCAGGTGGAAATTTTTGTATTGTTAAGTGTTCATTATAAGCTTCAGGGTTGGTAATAATTGTGACTTTTTCCATTTGTGACCGTTTTAATAAAAAACAAAAAGGGACGAAGTCCCTTGTGGTAAGTGGTAGATTTCTGTTGCCAAGTATCTACCATACTCCGATCTCATTCAGTTCCAATACAGGAATACCGTGCAGTGTCCACAGTATCAAGCATCAATTGAATGGGAGAATAAATCTCACCTTTCAATATACCCTTCAATACAGAAGGACTGAAGCCTGATACCAAACCAATGCCTGAATCATTAACAGATGCAGGAACATTACCAAGTCTACCGTTCACATTCCAAAATACTATCTCAGGCATTTTATATCCTGCATCAGAATATTTTGCCCTAATAGAATCTAGGTTAGTAACACCTTGACATGCACTATCAAACTCCATATCACTAATGATAAGAAGTTTAGTAGGCATCTCAGACTCAGGTAATGATTCTCTAATAGCACTATTAAGAATCAAGTCAAATGTGGCTTGAAGATTAGTAGAATAACCCCAGTCTGCTCTCTGTAACTGTCTCATTCTCTGTGACAAACTACCTGATAGGTAATTCATTTCAGGTCTCTCTGAGAAAGTCAAGAAAGCATCCTTGAATATACCTTTATTTCTTTCAGAGATATAAATCCCTAAAGAAACAGATACATCCATAGGAAGACCTTCCATACTACCACTAACATCACATACAGGAATAATCCTTTCTGTACTATCAGCCATATAGTCTGGTAAAGCATCCCATTGAGCTTCTACTGCACTAGCATCATCTCCCTTTTTAATTGCTTGATACAATTGGTGAGGGAATAATACTCCTGCATTAATCTTCTGTTTGCCATCTTGAACATCAGAAATATACTGCAAATATCTTTGACCATCACGGCTGATAAATGCATTTCTGTGTTTGTTCATAGCTACTGAAGGAACCTGACCATAACTGATCTTGTCCCATTCATTGGCACACATTTGAGTTTCCACTACTTTGGTCATTGACACAAGTTTCTTTCTGAACTCTTTAGGAGTTACATTAAGATACTTATGCATGGCACTAAACCATTTACCTTTTCTTGGAAACCATTTGGCTAAGAGGTTAGCATCAGGAGACTCTTCAAGTTGAGTATTTAACCAACTGAGATTATTCTCATTTGGATTCTCAATCTTGAATACATCCTTCCAATACCCAAACTTGGGTATATGTATAGCCAATTGGTCATACTCATAAGCATTAGACTTACTAATATGTTCCATAACTATTTGGAAGAATCTTCTCTCACCTGCACCACCTCTTGCATCTCTTGACCAAAACAAGATCTTATAAGCTAAGTTCTTATTCTGACCAACAGCACGGTCAAAAGCAAGTATAATATCAGACTCTCTAATATTTCTACTTGCACCTGCTAGGAAGAACAAATCAAGACAATAGTCTAAACTTGTTGAATGTGTAATAGCTCCATTAGCAGTTGTGGAGTTATACTGTCTTGTAGCATTTATTAATTTGCTCATATATAAAAAGATTAATTGGTTACTAATTTGGTTTAGGTGTGTATCTAACAATACAGATACACACCATTCTCTTTACCTTGAAACATTACTGTTTCACCTTTCTTTCTATAGCCAACAACTTGTTGAAACATATAGACTGGAACATCATACTCTAACTTATAGAATACATCTTTGAACTCTTTGAAAGTAATCATATAAAAAGATTAATTGGTTGTTATTTTAATTGTGGGAAGGCACCTGCCCCCTTTTCAAGAGGCAGGTTTGTGGTGCATAACAGAATACTATCTAAAACCTGCCTATCTAGTAGACAACAGAGTACCTTCCCGGGTTAAGTCCTATTAGGACTTTTTCTGTTATTTGTTGTTTTAGATTGTGTGCTGAAGTATTCTTTACACCAAAATGACGGGCTACTATTTTACTTTATCCTTATAAAAGTTTAATAGTGCTGAAGTAGCCCTTAAAGAGTTGGTCTAGACAGAATACAGTTAACCAATTTATCTAATATATGTAGAAGTTGATGTGCTGTATGTATTCTTTAAAGACCAATGTATGTTTAGCTATATTATATTTGTTATATATTAAGATATATAAAAGATAGTATATAGTTTAAGGTAAAGAAAGTATAGAAGGTTTAAGTATCCATTATACATACACTTATACCTATAACACTGTTTACACGCGTGAGGATTATACTTTCAGACCACAATGTTATTCATACTATAACTTTTATAGTAATATTAACAGTGTCAGACCAACAATATAATCAAATCAAGTTATGAGAGGTTTAATCAAAAGCTGTGAAACATATTAAAACCAAAAAGAATTAAACTGCACTCAAAAAAATAAAACCCTACACATCCCGTGTAAGGTTTTATCCGCAAGGTTCCCCCTACACTGACATCTCTGTGATATCAGATAGAGAGAAGGAAGCAACTGTGTCAACAGTCCCCTTGTTGTGAACACACCAACCTTTAACAAGTAATCCTGTTTCAGGGTTAGTGCCTTCCAACCAAGAAACAACTAGGTCTCTTGCATTGGTTCCGTCAACCACATTGTCACCTTTGC